ATGTAATGAGCATATTTCAATCGTCATTTTGTTTTCAAATTTTCCATCCACTTCCTTAATCTGTGTTTGCACGCATAATTCATACAAAGAAATAATTTCATCAATTTCCTCGATAACCTTATCCACATCATAAGCAGTTGCTTGACAATCTATCAACTCGCACATTTTATTAACCTTGTCTGCCGGATAATTATTTACAATAGACATTCTAGCAATCTGTTTCTTAAATTCATCCGCATCAATCAACCTCATAACCGAACCTCATTTCTTATAATTTTCTTCCAAATACTTCCTATTTTCCTCCGAGCAATACTTATCCATGTAATAATCTCTATTCGGTATACCGATTTTCAGATTTCCATGCACTTTAAGCCATTCAAGAACAAACCAATAACCTAATCCGTCTTTGCTCGGTTGCCACATTCCGCTGTCGGAAAATTCGCCGCCACGAATGACATAATCACATAGTTTTGGCTCTTGCTCGGAAAGTCTTACAAACCGCTGTTTGTCTTGTGTGATACCAAATCCGCAGAAGATACACCCAGTCCTCTTGCACCCTGTTGTTTCATACTGGCAGCCTCGGTAATCGCCAAGATAGTCATGTATGTTCATCTGCCCGTCAACACCATCATTTTTCACAACTACTTGACCGTATGCGTCTGCAATGGTAAGGTTGTATGTATGTATGTATGTATGTGAGGACATCTTGCTCTGTCCAAAATGACATAGGATTAGATGATTGCTGTTTCTTATCGCCCCAAGCATTGCAACCGTATTTTAGCCACCGTTGCCGTCTCAACCTGCTTTCATCTGCCATTGTCGCAAGAATGATTTTCCTGCCGCTTTTCCTCTCATAATTCCTTGCAGGATTTTTCTTCATAACCTTGCAACATCTATCAGAAATATTGAATGGTGCGTCAAGCAGGAATTTGTATGCAGATACATCAAACTGACTTTTCGTGCCATCTTCAAGCGGTGCATAATGACCTTTTCCTAATATTCTGTCAATTCGGAACTTATACGAACCATCGCCACGCCTTAATCCAATTCGTGCCTCTTGAACCACTTGCGACACTTCCTTTCCGATAATCGGATACCCATACTTGATAATCACATCTCGGAAATTCATTGTCGGTCTAAGTTCTGTCACATTCTCTTTTGACAATGCAAACTTCCTTACTGACGGATATTCTAAGCCGGTATTTACGAATACCGCTTCAATGTTCGGATAATCCTTTCTGACTATATCAAGCAAAACCGTGCTGTCCTTGCCGCCAGAAAAGCTGACATATACGCCATCTTCTCCGAATTCATCAATCCAACCTCTTATCCGTTTCCTTGTCATTTGAATTTTGGCTTGCAGGGGCAAGGATTGCATTTGTTTTAGTTCCCATAATTCGTGTCTGTTTGCCATATCAGCCACCAATCGTTTCTGAATATGCTTTATTTATTTCTTCTACAAACTCAGAAAGACAATCTTTGCATATCTCAATTTCTGAACCGTCCTCAACCGAAATCCTATATATGTCCGTTTCAGTTTTCGTTAAAAGACAGTTAAAACAACAACCCCTATACTTCATTTTGGAAATCTTAACCATTCTTATCACTTCCTCCATAATTCTTTTCGTCTAACAACTGATTAAACTTCTCCAACTGTTTCTTCGAAGTCTTATTGTTCTTCTTTTCGTCTTTCAGCCTTATGGTCAAGTGCTTGTCTATGATAGATTTAAGTTCTTTTGCAAGGATTTTCTTGCCCTGCAAGATTCCGTCACGATAGCCTTTTTGCGGACGGTATTCGTCAATCTGTTGTTTACCTTCGCCCTGCCCTCCTGCGGTCTTATTTCGTAGTTGATAACCGTTGCATGCGTAAACCTTTATGTAATGCTGTTCCTTTTCGTCTAACTCTGATAAAGGAAAGTGCATAAACCCGATTTTCCACCCATACGGATTGTCGGGGGAATATAGACCATGTTTTTTCAGCGACAAGTCTATATGCTGATATGATGTAAGGTGCTGTGCAAGGCGTGTTAAAATGTGCTTTGCCTGTCCGATGTAGGCATATTTTATGTCATTTTCATCAACCCTTGTCAGAAAGTAAATCCCGCTTTTCTCGTCAAGCTTAGGATTGACCGCAAGCAGACGCTTTTTGTTGGCTTGCTCTACTGCTTTCGCTTTGTCTATGTTCTGTCGGTTGTTCACTGGTTATCACGCTCCTTAATAAAAATAATTCAACTTAATCCAAACATCAGAATTTCCATGATATTCCGTATCTGTATCAATAACTATGGTATCTGATGGTTGTTCAGATAAAACACTGTCGCTGTATTTCTCCTTTAATTTTTCAAAAATAAATCTCTGCACTTCTTCAATGTCCTTTGGCTTTGCCTTGTTCTCGTTGTGCTTAATATTTTCACTCATTCCTCATCACACTCGCTTTCTAACCATTCCTTAAAACAATCTTTGCAACCTTTATCATGCGTGTGGTAATCTTCCCATTTGCAATCTTCTTCTCCTGTCATGCAGGGTTCAGAGTAAGCAGTATTTACTTTGAGAAGAAATTCCGCCAATTCCTCAACGCTCATTCCCTTAATTTTTTCGTAATTACTTATTTTCTTACCTGCCTTTCCTTTGTCACACATTCTGCACTCGCTACAATCTTGTTCTATTCCTAATGCACAAGCCATATTTAATCCCCACTTCCCCATAGTTCGTTGCATTCTTCTGCATATGTAGCCATTTCTTCCTCGAACATACGAACCATTCTTTTTAATATATCAGTACATCCGACTGGATGAATTTCTTTTCCTTCTCCTACATCTTCCTTGTAATATCTGCTCTTTTCAATTTTTCCATGATACGGATATATCGTATGGATATATTTACTATCGCAACCGACATAAACCGAATATCTAAGCAGACTATCATCAGAAACATATTCATTTCTTAAAACTGTTCCTATCCTCATACCAAATCCTCACTTCCCTTCAAAATTTCCTGCACCGTCAGGATAATTAGGCATCGGATAATAGCTTGGAAACTTTCTAAAATTTTTAATCATTCCATTTTCGTCAAACTCTCTGCCACATTCCCCACAACAAACACATTCCGATGGATGTTCATTACTTCTTTTACATTGTTCGCAAGTTGCACTCGCCCTTACAAAATTAATTGTCATAACATTTCCTCTCTTTCTTCTCACCCGACAAAATCATGTCGAACCACTTCTTTTTAATTAGCAGGGTTAGCATTTTGGGTGTCCTCCTTATTCGTTTTATAGCATGGAGCAATCATAATTCCGCTAATGGGTAAACCGTAAAATTTACCGTCCGTATCTCCACAAATCCATTCTCCTTTTTCTTTTGTAATCCCTTTGCACCATGCACAAAAATTTATACACGCTTTTATTTTGCTCATTTTTAAATATCCCCTATCTTTTCATCTAACCAATCCACAAATTCACTTTCGCTATTCAATGCAGATTGTGGAATATCATATTCCCGTTGCCATAGCTCGCCACAGCAATCCCATTCGTTATACAAATAAACATTTCTTTCCTGCGGATTTACCGTTATCCAAAGCACTTCAATTTCGTTGTGGTTTATTGTTTTTACATAACCACTCATTCCATTTATTCCGTTACTTTCTCTGTATTTGAAACCTAAGTTAATCAGAAATGCGCACTGCAAACAGAAGTTCAAATTATCTTTAAATATCCCCATTCCCTCAACCTCCCATAAAATCAAATAAATTCATCTGTGCCAATTCTCTGTCAAGGCGTTCTTTTGACAGTTTGTAATAATGTTTATCAAGTTCAAATCCGACAAACTTGTGGTTGGTATTCCTGCAAGCGATAAGGCTACTTGCAGAGCCAACATGAGTATCAAGGATAATATCTCCATCCTTGGCATATCTTGTTAAAATCCATTCGTATAGGGCGACGGGTTTCTGTGTGGCATGAATACGGTCTTTTTCGTTACTCATACCTATCCATTCTTTAGATGTTCCGTCTAAATTAGTCCATGCGTATTCGCACATTGAAAAACTCACATCTTCTGATATTTGAGGTTTTCTCCATATCAGAAAACACTTTGTAGGTGGTAATGAGAAATAATTTCCTCCCCACACAATAGCGTGTTTTGAAACTCTGAATAATTCCTTGAAATATTCTGCAGACGTGGGGCTGTTATCCCAATATGCCTTTGGATATTCCGATTGTTTATCGCCTTTTCTCCTACCCATGCTATTATTGATATTTATTCCATACGGAGGGTCAACCACCGCTAAATCAAAATACTTATCATGGAATTGTTTCATTCCTATCATGCAGTCACAATTCACATAAATGCTTGTCGGGTGTTCTAAATCAAATTCTGTTCCACAAATGTTAATCATTCTTTTTGTTGGAGTAAAGTATACTTTCAGTGGCTAGCCAAAACCTCCATTACCTCCAATCTTGAAATTTTATTTAACTATATATTCCTCTAAAAGTCGTTCTCTCATATCATAAAAGTATTTTTCCTTACAATCGCTGCAACTGATATTTTCACAGTCATTCTCTGGGTTTCCATTACCGCCATACGGGCAATATGCGTTTCCAAATGCCTATTTTCTTGCACCTATCAGTTCTAATATAAGATTTTCTATATTTTCATTTGCTCTATCTCTTTTCTTTCCCATCTTCTCACCCTCACTTCCTCGTCAATTCCTCATAGCACTTTTGAAACCTTATGAAATCCTCTGCATTGCCACCGTTGTCTGGATGGGCGTGTTTCATAGCGTATCGAACTGCGTCAACTGTATCTTTTGAAATTTGTGACACTCCCTGATAGCCATTTCCATACACATTCCGATATGCACCGATTAAAGATTTAAGCCGCATATTTTCCATAAGAAGTTCTGCGTTTCTATTCCTTAAACTCTCAGTTTCCGCATTTTCGCAATCTGAAATGCTTCTGTACATCTTAAAATTATTTCTGATTTCCTCGACTTGCTTTTTCAAAATCATGTTGTCAAATTTCAAGTCTTTATATTTTCTAATATGGTCTATCAAAAAACCAATCAGAAATATAATTCCGATTATTACTAAGTTCCAAATCATTTCATATCTCCAATCAGTTAAATGGAAGCTCCTCGTCAATTCCGTCCGGTTTATTCATCCAGCCGCCCTCATCAACGCTTGCCTGCGATACAGCCTGCGGTCTTTCGCTCTGGTTTGCGTTCTTGCTCTCGGCAAACTCGCAGCTTTCCACAACAATATCCGTTGTGTAGACTTTGATACCGTCTTTATTCGTATAACTGCCCGTCTGAATACGCCCCTCAACCAAAATCTTAATGCCCTTATGCAGATACTTCTCCGCAAACTCGCCATTCTTTCCAAATGCGATACAGTTAATAAAATCTGCGTTCGGTTCGCCGTCACGCTTGAATTTTCGGTCAACTGCCAGCGTGTACCTTGCTATCGCCATAGGGTTATTGCCTTGCGAATATCTGACCTCTGGATCCCTAACCAATCTGCCCATCAAGATAATTTTATTCATTGTCTTTGCCCTCGCTTTCTTTTCTCGCTTCTCCTAAAATCCACTCAAGTTCCTCTATGGTTCTGTATAGAACCCGATGTATTCTTTTGGCACTTCCATTTCTTTTAAAATCTTTTCAAATTCTTCCTCTGTCATGTTATTTGGGCGGAAATAATCTCTAAGCCATTCAAACGGTTTAAGATGATTTTTCAACACATCTTTTGCTTCTTCTCTTGCCTTTTCCGCACACTTTTCTATGTATTCTTCATCAGTCATGTTGTAATGTGTAGGGCAATCTACGATACTTGAAAACCTGCATAATAATCCGTTTGGCTGTCTTGTAACAAATGCTCCCATATACCTCAATCTCCTTTCCCTAAAACGTCAGCTCATTTTCAAACCTGTAATTCTGCACCACCGACACGAAATCCGCATGACTTTCGTATAGGAATTGGGCGATTTCATTTGGTGTTGGATAATGGTCAAATTCCCGTTCTCCAATTACTGTTTTTGTGTAATTAAATGGCATGTCACTATTCTTTAATGCTCTTGCTACCCAATACTGCTCGAGTTTCTTTCTCTCTGATGTCTTTACAGTCACATTATGTAACATTGATTTTTCCTCGCTTTCCTTTTCTGATTTTGCATTGCTTTCAACTTCATCTAATGCCGATGTAAGAAGATTGATAAATCTTTTCGTTGGCTTAATCAAAACTTCCCTTTCAAGCATTAACGGAGAACTTATTGCCCTCAATTCCTTAATATCTTTTTCTCTCACTTCTTCCCCTCCATTTCTGCTAACGCCCGCTCTGCCTCTGGTCGTGTGAGGAAAACATCTCTCCCTATATCCGTCTTGCGATAGGAATATTCACCGTCCCATTCGTCCGCACATTCCATTTTGAAACTTTCAACCAAGTTATTATTAAAAATCTTGAAATTTAGAACTTGCAACGGAATTATGGGTTGTTCTGCTCCTTTGTTGATTCAATAGACTGTATCGCCTACGGAACACGGGAAAATGCGAATCCTTCCATTTTCCTCCATTTCCTCATATCGCTTAACCGCTTTATACGCCTTTTGCAGTAAGCCACGGCAAGTCAAAACTGATTTCTGTTCGTAACAAGTGCAATCCGCACAACCATTTCCTTCCAAGCAACGCCTTAATTCCTCTGATAATTTCTTTTCTGCCATAGGTTCTCCTTTCTGGGTGGTTATGCTTATTCTTTATATGGCTTAGGTAATGGCTGCCATGCAACTATTTCGCCTTTAAATTTCTTTTCAACCCTTCCATGATTGCATAAAACTTTTTCTACATATCTTTTGCCTGTTAATGTTTCGTAAGTGATAAGGATTTTCACATATTCATTTTTTAGTCTTTCATCAACTATATAATTATCATGAATAATATAAGGAACAATCCAACCGTCCGAGTTTGGTTTTGAGCATGTATTTATTTCTCTGTTTATTTCTTCAATCTTGGCAAATGAAATAGTTTTATTATCAAAATCATTTCTTGGAAAATCAAGAATATCTCTCGTGAAATCGCAATATGTATCACTTGACATAATCAAAATCATTTCTGTTCCATTGGGATAGTAAAAACTAGATTTTTTATCATAGACAACATAAACTAAATCTCTTTCATTACACCAATCTTCAAGAATATCAGCATTGAATTGATAAGGCTGATTTACCAACACAATCTTCTTTGTTTTGTTAATTTTAAATAAAATGGCATGGTCTTTTTCTGGAAGCTTATCAACAATTTCTTTACGAAAAATTGTATTGTTATATGTTCTTTCTCCGTGTAACAACCTTTCAAAACACCCAACTTCACAATAATTTGCCATTTTATTAAATCCAAAAAAATCTATAAAAGAATAAAACAAATTTTCTCGCAACTTTCGTTCTTCCTTTGAAATTCCACTTGCATGTCCAAATGGGTAAGATATATTTTCCCACTTCATATTTTCCCTCTCTTTCTCAAAATGGATATTTTGCAATCCTGCCGATATGCGGGCGGTTAATCATCGTTTCTTTCCGTATAAAATTTCTTCCGCAGACCAATTCTTTCTATATCTTCCGTGTATAGTCCTGTAATTTATTCCCAATTCCACAGACCATTCTTTTAATGTTTTCTCAACACCGTTAAAACTTAATCTCAAATCTGTTTTCTTGAAATTAATTGCTTCCTCTATTGACAATCCCTTTTCCAATCTTGAAGAAAGAGTTGCCCTATTTATTCCTGTAATTTCAGAAACTTCCGATAATGTCATTTCCTTTCCTTTATAAATAACAATAAAATTATTCCTTTTGTTTCTTTGTTGCTCCTTGTTTTTTGCCCATCTGCAATTATCTGGAGAATAACCTTTATCATTGTCGATACGGTCTATGGTGCATTGTCCGTAGTCTGCATTTTCGTCATATCCAGTTGAGTATGCCCACTCTGCAAAATTTTCTACGCCATGTTCTCCTAGCCATTCCTTACAAACAGTTATCCCTCTGCCGCCGTAATTACCATATTCAAATTCGTTTGGATTGTAACATCTTCGTTTCATTCCCTGCCAAACATTGTAAATCCTTGTTCCTTTTAGTCCGTGTTTTGTAGATTTTTCTTTATTTATATCTTTTTCTAAGCAACCGCAAGACTTTGTATTTCCGCTTCTCAAGTTCTCTGCCTTAACCAAAATCTTTGTTCCGCAGTCGCACTCACAAAGATACATAACGTGCGTTCTTCCAGACTTCGTCCTTACGTTCTCCGCCTGCTCAATTACTTTTAATCTGCCATATTTTTTACCAACAAGGCTTTTTGTCCTTATGCAACCGCATGAAACCTGTCCATGTAAAAGGTTTGAAGATTTTACATTTATTTCATTTCCGCAATCACATCTACAATTCCATGTGCAACGGTTTCCACTGTCGTTTTCCCCTCTGTTTACAACAACCAATTTCCCAAATCGCTTTCCTGTTAAATCCTTTATCTTTCCCATATCTCCGTTTCCTTTCTAGTGATACCACTATTATAACACTTTTAACACACCTTTGCAACACCAAAGTGATACCACCGAAACATTTTATTGACACCACTAGAACATCATGGTACAATAAAAATCACTACATAAGATTGGAGGCGGTCATATGGCAATCGGAGAGGATAAAACACGCACCAACATCACAATTCCAAAAGACTTAAAGGCAAAGTTAGAGGAAATCGCAAAAAAGGAAAATCGGAGTTTCAACAACCTTGTCATTACTGTGTTGCAGAAGTTTGTGGAGGGCAGCGAATAGTCGCCCTTTTAAAATGGCGTTAAACTTAATTCTGTTTCAAACCCTGCTGTCGCAAGTTCCACCTTAACATCTTCCCCAACAACTTCTTCTATTTGTTTCTTTGCGAATGAGCAATCAATACTATCCGAACTCATGTGGCACAATATTACGGTTCTAAGGTCGCTTGTCATGTTCTCCTTAATGACTTTTTCAATCAGCGTGTCAATTAATTTGCTGGTGACGTTAATTTCGTTGATTTGACCTGCTTTGTCAGTTTTTCCCAATAATTTGCCAAACATTTTAATCGTAGATTGATCTTCCTCGCTTAAATTTATGTTTTTTTCAACCGCATTATTCCAGCTACTTGTGACTCCTTTTTCATCGATTTGAGTTAGTGTTTCCTGAAAAATATTTTCCTGCCCATTGTACACAATTTTCGA